CAGCCGACCGCCGGCCACGACACAGCGCGCTGTTCGTACCTGCCTCTTCATAGGATCACCACACTTACTAACCTCCGGCTCTCCGCCATCTCCTCGAACCGGGCTCTGGGGTGCGAGCACGATCACGACGTCTTCTCCTCGTGGATCTTCTTCAGGGTCTCGCGCTGCCTCGGGGAGAGCGGTCCTCTGCGGTCCCACTGGTCAGAGATGTTCTCCAGAAAGTCACGCTCCCAGAGCGTGAACGGCCGGCGTCCAGCCGCGACGAGCGTTGTCAGCTCGTCGATCTGGAACTTGACGGCCTCGTCCTCGTCACTCATCTCGCGTGCCTCCTCTCGATCTCCTCGCGGATCACCGTCTTGACAGACGGCGTGAAGTCGCCCTTCATGATCCACGACAGGAACCCCATGTCCAGCTTGGCGATCGGCGTCCCGGCCCTGTTGCTGAAGTTCAGTACGATCTCGCCGTGCTTGCGGACGAGCTTGCCGTCAGGGTCCACGTTGTTCCCCTCGATGGCCTCGAAGTAGTGCTGGTACAGCTCCTCTACTGATGTAGGCAGCTTGTACCGTTCGATCTGTGCCGCGATCACGCGGAGGGACATCTTCACGTCGGCCATCGCGTCGTGAGCTCCGACGTGCTCCTCGCCGAGGTAGAACTGTGCCGCTGCAGAAAGGGAGCGCTGCTCCTCGCGCTGAAAGATCACACAGCCATCGAGCAGACGGCCATTGAGGAACTGTTCCGGTCTGGCACGCACCCGACGGAACTCTTCCGTTAGAAATCGCAGGTCAAAGCGTACATTGTACCCTGCGTAGTCGCAGCCCTTGAGCCCAGAGGCGAGGGCAGGAGCCAGGTCTTCGAACGTCGGCTGTCCTAAGATCATCTCGTCTGTAATGCCGTGCACAGCTGTGGTCTCTGGAGGGATAGACATACCTGGGTTGACGAGGGTCTGCCACTCGGTGATCCTACCCTCCGGATACATCTTCACGATGGCAATCTGCACGATGCGGTCGACCTTGGGATGAGTTCCGGTCGTCTCGAGGTCCAATCCTACGAGCGGACAGTTTAGGCTCAGAGACAGCATAGGATGATCGCTCTCAGTCTGCGGGCTACCGCCACGTGGCCGTCTAGCCCAGGAGGTACCGAGTGCACGTCGTCTGTCTCCAGCCAGCTCGTGAAGGACTGGATGTTTGCCACTCCGTCCTCGCGGTAGTTAACGCACACGGCCATGCTCTGTCGGCCGAGACGCATCAGCGCGAGGTTCTGGGCGCCGCTCAGCCGGCCACGCCCGAGCTTGACCTCGACCCACAGCGTCCTTCGATGCCAGGTCACGCTGATGTCCGGGACCCCGGCGGTGAAGACGTCCTCGTGGCGGAAGACGACGCACCCGCCCATCTCGGCCTTGATCGCCCTCACCAGACCAGCCTTGACTGTCGCCTCGGTCATCGTGGCCTCCGACACCCGCGTGAACAGTACTTGCTGTGAGACGGATTGAGACACCGATGAAATCTGTGCTTCTCTTCGTGTTCACGCGCGAGGAGACAGCGGTTTCCGAGGGCAGAGACCTTTGGGCAGCGTGTCCACACTCTGGTCGGTCTCAGGGTCTCTTCGACCGCTCTGTAGAGAGCCTTGTCGAAGAGGACTGGAGCGGCTCTCTGCATGCGTTCGAGTCGAGACATGACGTCTCCCAGCATCACATTCTTGGGTGACTGCGCCCCGAGAGTGCGCGACTCGCCCTCTACACGCTGAATCTCGCGATCCAAGTACCATCGTGCCTTCTTCAGGTCCTCGAACGGCACCGCGCCGTCCTTCTTCCCTGCGCGCCAGAGGTACTTCGTACAATTGTAAAGGAAAGCGTTGTGGACGAACCCGATCGCCTCCATACACTTCACGTGCTCGTGTGGGTTCTCAGCCCCGCCGTAGTGAGACGGATGGTCGATCTTCTCGCTCATGCCTCCCCCAGCGTGTGGAAGTCCTTTGCAAGCCACATGTCTCGGCGCCGCTCGAGCCACTGGATGGCAGCGACACACCAGTCGCGAGAACCGAACTCCTTCAGGTTCTCGACCGCGTCGTCGTATCGGGCCGGCGCGTCTCCGGTGCGATAGATCCTGTGAGCCTCGAGCACGGCCTGGAAGACCTCTGCCCAGGGATCGATCGAGTGGGGGATCAGGTAGTCGTCAGACGTCGCCTCGTCGTACAGCGCACGAACAGTCTCGACGATTTGATAATCCCTCATCGGCGTCGACACGACGTGACCGTGGATAACATCGTAGGGGTTTCCCTCGCCGATGTGCTCGACGAGCCCACGCAGCGGCTCCAGAGTCGTCAGATACGCATGCCAGTTGACGCTGACCTGGGTGTACGTCCCGACCGGACACCCGATGCGCCGCGCCAGGTACTCCTGGAGCATGGAGAAGTGCACGGCGTTGGCGCCATAGCAGCCCCAGACGATGTCGTTGCTGCGGCAGAATACGACCATGTCTAGACGCCCGGTGCTGTCGCGCTGAAACGTAGCCGTGAGGTTGCACGGCAGGTCCTTGCTCTCGACGTCGAGATCCATACTGGTCTGCCACATGGAGAGGACGCAGCGTCGATCATCTGGGTTCTCGATCAGACGACGGACGATGATGCTCAGCTGGTCTAGACCTAGCTTCCACACCCACCGTGCTCCGTACGCGCCACGTATGGCGTCTCCGTCGTCGCTGTACTGTGCCATCTGCTTGACGTAGGGGAGCAGTGGCGCGAGGTCGTCCCGGCCGCACAGCATCCAGAGACTCTCGAAGAGATGGAAGAAAGGATTAGCGTCGCGCTCCGGCCAGAAGAGGACGCGCTCAACAGGCCGCTCGTAGACGGTCGCGACCGGCCAGGGTGCGACGAGGACTGGTCCGTTACGGCTTCCACGCGCGACTCCGTGGTCCAGGAGGAGCTTGACTGCTCTCGGCAGCGCCTCGTGAACGTTGCGAACCTCGAGAGTCCTCACGCGAGTGTCTCTCCCTTGAACTTGAGTGCGTGTGCTAGACCGAGGATACGTGTCTTCGTCTTCTCTGTCAGCACTACCTCGCCGCCACGCAGCATCCTCGAGAGAGCCTGAGTCTTCGGGAACCCTCCACGCTCGGCCAGCTCTTGTAGACTCTGTCGCGACGCAAGGATCGCCGCACGAAAGTCTGCGCTCAGCTGGCCACGATCCTCGATCAGACGTCCCTGTCCAGGCCGATTGCCATCGGTCTTGTATCGTAGCTTGAAGCCTCTGGCGAGCGTCGTCTGGACGATCTGAGAGATGGAGGTATTTCTGCGCAGCGCCTCTGCGCAGAGTGCCTCCTTGACGGATCTGGTGACATAGGCGCCAAGATAGCTGTCGCGCGGCTCGCTCACGGATATCTCCTCTTGAGTCGTTCCCCGGCTCTGGCTCTCTCGATCTTGTCGAACTCGCAGGCCCAGTGCTCTACTTCGCGCATCTCCCAGCGTTTCCACTCTGGTGGCCAGTAGATCGCCTGTCGGCTGAGCGCAAGGATGTCCTGCATCACCTCGAGCATCGTCTCCTGCGAGGAGTCCGAGCCGTAGGCGAAGTGGCCGAGCTCTCCGGTGACGACGCGGCTGAGTCCGCGGGCGCAGCCTGGCCCCGCATTGGCCCACGTGTCGACGTCCGGCGCGGTCCGGAGCAAGGATGTCCATCGTAGGTCACTCACAACCTCGTAGGCCGTGAACCTCCCCATGTAGGGTAGCGCGCGCAGCTCGCTCCACGCATTGCGTAGCGTCCCGTCGAAGCGCTCGACGATCGCTGGGAGCCTCTTATGCGCCTCTCTGATGCATCGGAGGACACCCTCTAGCTTGCTCATGCCGTCGTAGGTATGAATGATGTACGCCCCGGTCACGACCGGAGAGACTCCGGTGAGTCGCTTCCTTGCCACGCGCTCGTCCCACCTGACGACGAGCAGATCCTTGATTCTCTCGCCGGTCTCGATACGGTTGAACCACCGGAAGGCCAGCGTGGCGAATACGATCTGCTCGTGGCGGTCGCACGGGATACGAGAGCGGATGTTCTCTCTGAACCAGACGGTGGTCCTGTCGTCCTCGCGATGTACGTTGCAGAACCGCCACTCTCGAAAGATCGAGTCTTCGGACCATGGAAAAGGCTGGCCGCTCTCTCGACGTAGCTTGATCTGGTAGCGCTCGCGGGCCGTCGCGAAGTACTCCCTGATCAGCTCCACCGGAGAGCCTCCAGTGCTCTGGCCCCGGCCAGGTCGCGGTCCTTGAAGTACTCCACCTTGACCCCGACGTCCTGGAGATGTCTGGCGTTACGCAGCGTGTCCTTCGCGCGCGCGATCGTGTTCTTTGGGTTCAACGGTCTCGTGTCGCCGCGCTCGTCGCGACGCTTCTGAATCCCAGCAAGACAGAGCTCGATAGGCACGTCGAGCACGATGACGAGCATCTCGATCTTGGAGGCGACGTCGGCTGCACGGCGCCAGTCGCTCTGGACGAGGGCTCCGCCCTCGTAGATGACGTCGTATCCCAGATTCGCTGCATTGCGGATCTGACCGTAGATGTCGTCTATCGTCGGGATCGTGTCGGCTCCGCCGCATCGCGTCTCGTAGTGCCCGACGACCCAGAGGCTCGGTCCGCCGTCGGCGCGGGTGCATGTGTAGCCATACGGCTGCTTCCTGCCTGGCGCCATCGCTGGCTCGCGCTCGGCATACCGCGCCATCACGGCGCGGACGATGGTGGACTTCCCGGAGCCGAAAGTACCGCGGGGGTTGACGATCATACAGGAGCCCCTCTTATACCCTAACTTTTAAATAAAAGCTAGAACTATTTTTAGACGCCGTACTTAGGGATGACGAGACACGAGGGAGCGCTGTCGCTGTGGGTGGTGACGTCGATACCTTCGATATGGCTGTCGAGCCGTTCGAAGCGATCCAGGAAGCGCTGCTCAGCCTGCTGCCAGGTCATCAACGGTGCCCACGGAGTGTCTCTGAAGAGGCGCTCCAGCCCCTCGGCCTCGCCTACGCTGACGGGTGGATATCCGGGCACAGGACCGCCCTTCAGGTCGACGATGCCGCCCTCGTCGAAGGCTAGGTGGTACTCGTAACGCACCATGAGACGGTCCGCCTGCTCGATGGCAGGGTCCAAGACGGCAGGACAGCCGTACTTGATGAAGATCAGCCGTTGAAGCGCATCGTCGCACTCGCGAAAGAAGGCCATCTCGGGTGTACTCTTCACCCACTTGGTCATGTCGCCGAGGTACGCCTCGGCAGCGTCGTGGAGCAGCCCCTGTAACGCAGGCACGCCGGGGATGAGGGAGACGCCGAGCGAGTGCTGCGCCACGCTGATCGGGTAGCGCGCGTGCCCAGCGAAGGGGTTGCAGCAC